ATGAGATTTCGAGAAATTGAAAAAATAGTCCTCAATGACGGATGGGAGTTAGTAGATGTGAGAGGTTCACATCACCAATACAAACACCCAACCAAAACGGGAAAAGTTACAATCCCAAATCATCGAGGCGACATTCCTCAAAGGGTTGTCAACTCCATACTCAAACAGGCGGGTCTCAAATGAGACCTGCCACCTATTAAAGAAAGGAGCGTTATCATGAATTATATTTATCCTGCTGTTTTTTATCCGGAGGGCGACGGGAAATATTCAGTTATTTTCCCCGACCTCAATGATTTAGCAACTTACGGAGATAACCTTGCGGACGCTTTCGCAATGGCTCAAGAGGCTTGCGGTCAGTATTTATTCACATCCTTGCGTGATGGTGATGTTCTTCCCGCTCCGACCCCTCTTGATGCAGTTGAAAAGGACGAGGATGCAGCACTTGTCAATTTGATTTGTGTCAACCTCGACGAATACGCCCGTGCGTACAATGACAAAGCGGTCAAGAAAACTTTGAGTATTCCTGCATGGCTCAATACTGCATGTGAAAATTACGGTATCAACTATTCAAAAGTTTTGCAGGATGCGTTGATTGCCAAAATTCAAGCACGTTCATAAATCCATTATAGCACAAGGACGACACCCGTTTCCGGATGCCGTCCTCTTTTTTGTCTGTATGCTCTTATAACTGCTCGAATTGTACATGCTCCGATTCTCCGGAGAGGTAAAGGTCGCCGATTGTTCTGACCATCTTCTTTCCGTCCACAACATGAATCTCTTTCACATAATATGACTGTCCTCTGATAGCACGACCGCAGATGTTCTCATTGCCCCACGCTGCGGAACGTCTGATATTGAGTGAGCCGTCGCAAATGACCGTCACTTTCATTTTTCCCTGCGGGATGATGACTTTGTCCTCCGGCTCGTCCTCTGCCTCCTGTGGCTCTGTATTTGCCCCATTCTCGCCCGTTTCCGGTTCAGACGGAGGATTTGTCGTCTCTGTATCGTTTGAGACTGTTCCCCCGTCCTCTGCGTCCTCCTGCTGCCCTGCTGCATCCTCGTCACTCTCAAATGTTGTCATTTTCTCAACGGTTTCTGCATCGACTGTTCCGACCTTGTTTCCGTCTGCATCGTATGTGTTGACGCTGCCGTCCGGATTTGTCTGCAATGCTCCCTCCGGAACATTGTCCGTGAGTGAGCCGATGAGGTTTCCGTTTTCATCCCACACAACAAAACTCTCGTCCTTTGCTGCTGCTTTCATTGCTCCCTCAGTGGTCTTGTACTCTTTGCAGTCCTCTTTCTTGAACTCTGTTCCTTTGCCTAAATAGTATAACATGATTTTCCCTCCTATTTGCTCAAATACTTGCTTGACGCATATCCGACGATGTTCTTGTAAACCACATACAACCATTTCACACCGTTGCAATCGTTATAATATCCATAGCACTGGACTTTCTCACCGTTTTTCATCACCGCAAGTATTGACTTTCCTGTTCCTGCTCCCGCACGGAGATTCAATCCGGATGCAGTCACCTTGTAAGTTCCTGCAAGGCTCTTGTTGAACCCGTGTGCAACGTCGACCTTTGCATTGCTCTTGACTGTTGTTGTGTTGGATGCACCTGTTCCGGATGACTTTGCCCCGTCCGTGAGGTTCACTGCAACGTGAGCATTGTCATTGAGGGTGATGTCTCCCTCAAGCAAATACGCATCCGATGTCAGATATTTGCTATCTGTCAACACCTCGAATCCTGCTGCCTTGAGACCTGCTCTCATGTTTCCGGTATAGAGATAAATGCTCACATTCTTCATTTTCTCATTTCCCAGTCTGTAACCTGCACCCTTTACGATTGCAGCGACACCGGATGAACAATCTGCCTCACACGCAATCGTGATTTGTGCAGGGTCATAATTCGATGCCTTGAGATGCTCCCAAAATGTGTATCTCTCTGACTGGTCATATCCGATTTTATTGTTGACTGCTGCTGCCTTTGCCATGCTCGCAATCATTTTTCTGACCTTTGCATCCGGATGACGGAGGACACATTTCCACGGTCTGTTATACCAATTTATAACCCTCCACTCTGTACCTGTCTGGTCTCCTGCCTTTCCTCCGCTGTATCTGTTATTTTCATCATGTCCGCAATTTGAAATCATTTGTTTTCCTCCTTGTCAAATTCTTCTGTGTTTCTGTCCGTCATGTCTCCCATAAGTTCCGGACAATGTTCCTCAAGTTCTGTGTACACAATCAACCCGCAAATCAGTAACGGAATACCGACCCATAAAATCGCACATCCCAATGAAAGAATAAACCATACTACCACCGACATTCTTTCCGCAAATTCGTCATCCGGATAATAATATTCGTCATAGTAAAGCTCCTGTTCTTTTTTGCTTGCTCTGTCGACCCAAATGTAAAACGCTGTCATCGCTAAAAATACGACGACCGCACCCACAACGTACACAATCCCGATTGTCCTTGCGTTCTGCATGAAAAAGTCTACGATTTTACTCATTGACCTCACCTGCCTCACCGCTCACAAGCGTCTGCATCGCTTTGTTGCTCTCAAGCATCTTTTTCATTCTCTCAAGTGCCTCGTCGACCATCATCGAAAAAGCCTCAAAAGAAATCACTCTCGCAAGCCACGCAAACCTTGCGACAAACATGTCATATACATAACGCAGCTTGATTTGACCTGTACCGCCTCCCAGTTCTTTTTCTGCCTTTGTGACTGCATAGAGCAGCCATTCTCTCACTTTGTTCAACTGCTTGTCTGACGGCATTTTCACGAAAACATATACTGCATATCCTCCCGCTGCACATACCGCAATCAGACCCACAATCACAAACCAATTCTCGACGATGTATTTCATCCTTGTACCTCCTCGTCATCCTGTTCCGGTTCGTCATTGTGTTGTATTTCTCCGTTTGACTTTGTTCCCTTGACCGTTTTCACGGACTTAATGAGTGCCATTGCACCGCCCTCAACTGAAAGAAATCTGAATACATTCTCAATCAGTGTCGACGGCTCTGAACCCATCCGTAAAAACACAAATATCATCACGACTGTAAAGATAAATGCTGCAAGAATCAAAGTGAATACAACACGTTTCATGAACAGACCGGACACCTTTTTGTCATGTCTCTCTTTTCGCTCTCTTATCCGATACATTCTTTTCAGATGCCGGATTCTGATGCGACGTTCCTGTTCTGTCATTCTCATGTATTGCCTCTTTTCTGTGAGGTTGATTCTTGCCCGTTTCCTGCCCTCCTGTTATCGGTCGGAATGCTGTTCTCCGTCCAGTCTCTTGTGATAACTCTTGAGTGACTGTTCCACAATGACAACACGCTCTCTCAATGTTTTCATCTCCTCACGGTTCTCTCTCGATTCCCGTTTGATGTCTTTGAGGTCGTCTGCGATGTTCTCAAGTTTCACCATCACCATCGTGTCGGTTGTTGCTCTCTGTTCCGCATCTTCCTGTGTGTCCTTTTTCTCATTTCTCTGCTTTGAGCAGATACCGAAAAAAATCGCAAACGCAACAGATACTCCGGAGAGCAACAGGGAAATCTCAATCGTCAACGGCGTTCTCCTTTCCGAACTCTGTCGCCTCGATGTCATCGGTGTCGCAGTATCTCCTCATGTGGTATTCAAGAACATCCATCTCCCTGTCTGTCTCCTCTACCTCCTGCCGGAGTTCTGCCTTGACCGTCTCCTCGATTTTCGACTGTTCAATGATTGTTTGCTGCTTTTTCACGATTGCGGATAGGTTCTCCGTCACATCGCACAATCGTGATATTATTTCAAGCGGACTCATTCTGTATCACCGCCGGAGAATTTTTCTCCTGTGATATATTCATATTCATCCGCTGAAATACTGCCCTTTGCGACACGCTCGGAAATCTGTTCCTTTGTGAGAGTGCCTTTTTTGTACATTCTTTTGAGACTTTCAACAAGCATTTTCATACTAAATCAACCCCTCCTCGATTAACTGTGCGGTGTATTCGTCGATGACCGCATCTTTCTGAAACTGTGTTACTGATTCGACGATTCCGGATGCATTCTCCTCAACGACGGATTTCATGAGAGCCATGTTCTCATATTCCTCAACCGTCATTTCCTTTTCGTCGTACTGCCATTCGGTCACGGTCTGCATCTTTCCGTCTGCTCCCTCAACCTCTTTCTCCACCTGCTCGATGTTCTTACGCAGATAGACCGTTGACGGAGACGATGTCCTGTCGATTTCCTCCGGACGTTCCGGCTGTGTTCCTGTCACCTTTTTCCAGTCTGTCATGTTGCTCATTCTCCTTTCTGCTATGCTTTGAAACTATCCTCTTGAGTTTCTTGACATTGATTTTCGGTTTGATGTATTCAATGTAATAGTTGTATGTGTCCGTGTGTTTGAACAATCCCATATACGACAACATCACCGATGCGTTATACCATGAGATTTTATCCTGCTTTGAAATATGGTTTGCCTTGCGTCTCGCAGCCTCGATGTTTGATTTCCGGATGGTTGTCCGGTCATGGTGAAATTGAAATCCCATAAAATCAAGCATACGCCCCTTTGTGACCTGCTTTCTGTTCTCGTCAAGCACTGGTTTCCCGTCTTTCATCACCGGATATTCAAATCTAAACACCTGCCAGTCGCCTTTTATCTCAAGGTCAAGGTTGTCGTTCAGATATGTCTCGATTGCCCTGTGCATCTTATGCAGTTTCTTTTTGCTCTTACCCAGTATCGCCATGTCATCCATGTATCGCATGTAATGTTCTGCATGGAGTTCCTCCTTGATGTAGTGGTCAAGTGCTTTCAAGTAAAAATTGCCGAACCATTGTGATGTAAAATATCCCAACGGAACGCCTTTTCGCATCTCCTCAATAATTATTTTCAGTTCCTCGAACATCGCTCCGGCGATGCCGATTTCCCTCAAGACCTCCAACGCTCCGGAGATGTCGTCAAATGCTATGCACCCGACAAGCGTTTTTGTCTGTTCTGCATCAATCTCAACACCTGCATCCGTCAAAATCTTTGCAACGAGTGCTATTTTGTCATGTTCAATCAGTATGCAGAGTAATCTATAAAACCGTTTATCCCGAATTACTGCTTTGAGTTTTCTCTTGAGGATTCTCCGGTTTATGGATTCAAAGAAATGGTGTACATCCATCTTGAGAACAAAGAACTTTTTCCCGTCGTATGAATCAAGCCATTTCCGCATGTACTTTTTTCCGTAATGAACGCCCCTGTCCGGTATGCTCCCGCAGGAAAATTCATACAATCCATTCATCACAATCGGTTTGAACTGACCTATTGCACAATGATGAATAACCTGCTCATATTTGTAATGCGGTTTCAATATACGGCGTGTTTTCTTGCTGCTGCTCTCGTTGATGATGCTCGGTTTGTGATGGTCCGGAATGAACAACTCCTCTGTCAACATCTTTTTCAAGAGTTCTGTGTGTTCATCGAGATTCTCTAATACCTCCCGCACATCATTCCTGTTCTTTTTCTTTTTGGATGCATTTATAAAACGCTGTTTTATGTAGTCGTCTTGCAACATTGGTTCATATAGGTTGTTGTAACTTCTCATATAGTATTTTCTTATCTCCTATCGGTTTTTGTGCGGATGCTTACTCAACCGACCCTATATCCGGAATGATTTTCGCCTTGTGGCGTGGGATATAGGCTGCATTTGATTAAACGCTCCGATATGAGAAGAAATTGGACGCACCGATGTTCCAGTTCGCATTGCCCGCAGAATTGTTCAAATTCAAGTAATCCGCACCGCAGTTCTCGCCATTGTTACAGTTACCGCCGACAAGGGCGACCGCAGGGAGCAGGAACACCGCCCGACACCGCACCCTATATCCCTATATTCATTTTTCTAAAAACGACCACACCGCCTAACGGCGGGAATAGCGGAGGCGTTCCCCCTCCGTTCCTCCCCCTGCTGCTTACGCAGCGATAGGCTGTTCTAAGAAAACGGACGCACCGACGTTCCAGTACGCATCGCCCGCAGAAACGTTCAAAGCCAAGCAAGCCGCACCGCAAAAATCGCCATAGTTACAGCCACCGCCGACAAGGGCGACCGCAGTTATTCCGGCGTTCCACCAAAAATAGTCACATGTGTATGTGCTACTGCTGCCACCTGTTGAATTGACAATGCGTCCGAATCTGCTTGACTTCGTTCCTTTCTGCCAACCGCTGCCGGATGATGCGAATGTGATTCCGACCTTTTCAAAGTCCTTTCCGGTCAGATTGTATGAAGGTGTCATTTTCGCAAGAATTTCTCCTCCGACCATCAACAGACCGTTGATTCTATCCCAACGGTTGCCCCACCATTTTTCAATGTAGAACACTTTGACCTCATGGGTCGTGTCCTTATAACCGAAAAACTGTCCTTTGTTTGTCAATGTTCCGGTCGCAAGGTGTCCGTAGTTCTGTGATGCGTCGTTCACATATCCGGATGTCTGCCCCTGTCCGAACGCTGTCTGTGAATTGTCTGTCTTTGACATAATCTTGAGCATACAATCCAACAGGTTTCTTTTACTCCATGAGCCGATGTTCCAACCGTTGCCGTTCGCTTTTGCTCTTGTAATTTCTGTCGATGCGTTTGTATTGTACATGAGCGTCTGTCCTGCAAGAGAACGGATGCGTGTTCCGTCGTATGAACCGCCGAACATCGGATAATAAAGTTTATCCGCATGTGAGCCGTCCTCTCTTACATACGCATCGTCGTTGTACGATTCATCATACTGGACGTTTGAAATAATCATGTACTCATAGTTTCCGATTTCAAACTGTGAGAGCCAAATTTTGCCCTTGTCACCGCTGCCATCGAAAACACTCATTGCATTTCCTCCGTATGCCGTGTTTGCGACATCGGATGCCGTTGTTCCGTCCGCTTTCTTTGTGTGGTCGTTCGGGTCAAGTTTATAATCTTCTGTACCGTCATATCTGACCATTGCCGGATAGTTGTTCTTTACAAAAAAGGCATCTCCCCAGTCTCCGAAATCAAATGCTCCGGTTGAATAGTTCATCGCAGCAGGTGTCATTCCCACCGCATCGAAAAGGTATGTGCAGCGTGTCGCCGGATTGCTGTCATTTTTATTGATTTTCAGTCCGTAACGCTTTACTCCCTTTACTCTTACATCCTCCCCGACTGCTGCCAGTATTGCGTTTGTATTCGCATAGGTGCGGTCGAGTGTTTCTTTGTCTGCTACTTTTACAATTACGTCTCCGCTTGCCATGTGTTAAGCCTCCCTTACAACAATATTTCCGTCGGTCATTCCAATCTCACACGCTTTCCCTGTGACAGAATCAATCATGACATTCATTCCGGCAGCTATGCCGTCACACGCCTTTGCTGCCTGTTCTGCTTTTCTCGCTGCTGATTCCGCTTTCTTGACCGCTGCATCCACTTTCGCCTCTGCCCCTGTCTGCGATTCTGCATCCCTTACCTGTGACGCTAAAATATAGCCATATCCCGCCAGTCTGTAATATTCTTTACCTTTTTTCGATGTCACCTTTGTCGTTTCGACCGTGACCTCCTCGCCATAAGATACCGAACCGCACACTCTCCCGCTTTCATCGGGTTCACTTCTGATTCTCAACATGCCTTTTGAAATCGGTGTTACTTTCTTGTAAGTCATGCTCAAGCCTCCCTTATCGTCAAAATCCCGTCCTCAATCGAGAGAACGCAGGTCTTTTTTGTTACTGTGTCAACCATAGTGTTGAGACCGTCCACAATGCCCTCACACGCCTTTGCTCCTGCGGTTGCGGATGCTGCTGCATCGCTTGCCGTCTTTGCTGCACTGTTCGCACTGTTGGTCGCCTCCGTCATGTTCTTGCTGAAATTGTTCACGGTGTTCATGTACCCCTGTGTCAATTCCAGTATTTCCTCATAACGTGCATTATTGACGATAATCGGCAAATCAAAGAATTTGTTTTTACCATCTCCTTGTCTGACTAAATAATGACCGGATGTGTCAATTTCAACTCCGACCTCTCTTTCCTTGAGAATCAGTGTGTCCTCAACCGCTTTCCAGTCTGCCGTTGTTCCGGTGCATGGTCTGATTGCTGCCATCTATTCAACCTCCTTTGCCCCGTGATTATGGAATATATCACACAATCACGTTTTTGTGTTCGTTTCGCCGTCTGTTTCCAGTATCATGGAATTATACTGCTAATTGTCGGGAGGTCGGCGTTCCTCCGTCGAAATCAACGCCCTCATTTGCCCGTCTGACCTGTGGCGTTGCTCCATCAATGAAAATCGGTGTCACGGTTCGCAGGTATGGTGTTTCACCGTCACAATCAAGATACATGCTCGAATATAAAGCCTCGGCACGGTTGAAATAGTCCTGCACACTCTCAAGGATTTTCTCTGTGGATGCAAGCAGGGAATTTTGAATTGTGTCATCAATATCCTTTTTGTCCTGTTCAACCTGTTTCTTTGCCTCCTCGACTGCCGACTGCATCTGTGACACTTCCTGTCGAATCTGCGTCGCCGTGTTCAAAGTCGCCTCAAGCTGCTCTTGATTCTGTAACGCATCCTCTGCCCTGTCTGTGACCTCTTCGCAGTCCTTTGTCGCCTGTTTGGTCGCTGCGGTCGCATCCTCGGCGTTTTTGACTGCCTGTGATGTGTCCTGCTGCCTCTGTTTCTCCTGTTGGATGCGGGTGTTCTCATTTTCCTGTCGGCTCTTTTCCGCTGCTGCTCTTTCACTCTCTGCCTTTACCCTTGCATTTTCTGCCGTCACCCTTTCCGATTCTGCTTTCTTGACCGCTGCATCCGTGTTCTTAATGGTCTCAATATGCCCCTTGATTCTGTTCTCAAGGTCTGTGAACTCATTTGATGACAGGATTGCATTTTCATCCCTCTGTGACTTCTCAATCTCCATCGTGAACGATGCAGATGTGATAATCTGTGAATCATCACTTGTCCGGATTTCAATGTCACAATATGCCGTTCCGGAGGCTGCAAGTGCTTGATTTGTCAGTTCGACCGTCACATCCGGACCGGAATATGTACATGTGTTGTACACATGTTTCCCGTCCGGCTTTGCAATATTGATGACCGCTCTCGAACCTGTCGGAATTGTGTACGGTTCACCGTTATTGAGTAGTTTTGCAACGATGAATCGTGTTGCCTTGTCTCCCTGCTTTGCAGATACTAAATATCTTTTTGTGTCTCCGGACATCTCAAGATTGATGTTCGTCGTCAATTTCGTCAACGCTGCCATGCTCTCACCTCCTCTCGGCGTTTACTGCTTATTCTTCCGGATTCTCCGGATGTTCCTCCTCCGTCTGTTCTTCCGGTTCGGTTCTCAAGGTTCTCTTTGCTGCTTTTTTCGCCTTTTCAAGTTCCTCGTCTTTTTCTGCCATCATTGCATTTGTGGAGTTTATGAGTTCAATCTTTGCCTCACTCCTCACCTCTGCCAGTACAGAAGAAAGAACGCCGTCCATGATGCAGGGAGGCAACGCATGTTTTGTCTGTATTGCCTCCATAGCGTTGAGGATTTCTCCCTTTGCACATTCGATTCTTACTGCGATAGGTGTATTCACGATTATTCCTCCTTTGCTGCCTGCGTTGCTGCCTGTGCTGCAAGTAACATGTCAAGTTTCTTGTCGATGCTCTGCAAGAGTTCCGTGTTTGTTTCCTCTGCGGTTTCTCTTGTCACAACTTCTGCTGTCTCGTTTGGTCTTGATGTGCTTTCCGCATCATCCGGAAACTTGAACTCCGGCTCTGCTGCCTGTTTGATTTCCTCTGTTTGAATATTTTCGTCATTCATCTGCATTGTTTTTCCTCCTGTTTTATCCGTTACTCCATGCACCCGAAATCAAAATCCCATTCTTGAATGTCAATGTTGCTGTTGACCATTTTGACAATGTTCCATCGCTGCTCACTGCTAAAGGTTGCTTGAATGTCAATGTTCCATTGATTGCCCCATCTTCAAAACTCACGTTTCTCAATTTATAATAGTGCATGTTAATGTCTGCCCCTGCATGAAGCATATTCGCCTCATAATTGTTGCACTGTTGTGTGCAGTACGCCCATTTCATCATGTACGAACTGCCGTTTGCACTTTCCTTGTTCGCCCATGACATATATGCTGTGTCATATTCTATGTCAAACACAAGTCCTCTCTGACTGTCATTCCCTATCATGGTGTTTGTTCCGATTTTTCCGACATATTTTCCGTCACGATAGAAATGTTCACCGTTGTAATCGAACCGTGTTCTTTTTGTGTTGTCTGTGATAGTTCCTGTGTACATCGTGATTCCTGTCGAATCAAACTGCATGTACGAACTGCCTTTGTTGAATGCAATTCGGACATTGTATGCGTTCTGTGTGATTAGTGTTCCGAAATCATCGCTGTTCACTTTTTTGTTGACCTCGGAGGTTATTTCCTCCGCAGTCACTTGAATCTTTGCATCCGCATACAATGAATACAATCCTAATATCTCAATATCTGTGATATACACGGGTGCGTTCTGTGTGTATGCGTAAATGTAAATATATTTCGTTCCCTCTGATACCGTGATTTCACGTTCAATCGTCGTGAACTCTTTGCTCTTTAGCATTCCGGAGGATGTCGTTGAATAACTTCCCAACGCCCCCACCTGCACCCTTGCCGTGCTTTCGTACCCTGCTGCTGTTGCTGCCTTATATCTCACACGATATGTTCCCGCAGGTATTTTCCCTAAATTCTGCCGTATATAGGAACTGCTTGAGGATGTTTTCAGTATTTTTGCAACCGTACCCAAACCGGACACATCCATCACGGAGTTGTTTGTCTCATTACTGTTGTACCAATTATCATCAAGTCCGTTTGAAAAATCTCCATTCACAACATAGTTGTGCATTGAGTTTTCCTCAACATGTTTTACCTCTTGAGAAATCTCCTCTTTTGTGGCTTTTATCAAGGAATCCATCTGCACGGATGTATAATAATTTTTCAGAGTGTAGGCAACACCCGCCTCGACTGCCTTTTTCGATGCCGTGATTTTGGTTTCAATCTCCTCCGTGGTCGAATAGTTCTCAAGGACTTTCTTTGTTGCCCTGTTGGAGATTGAGATTGCCTCCTCGGTCGCTGCTGCTGTCTCCTCTTTCTGAATCTCTGCAAATGTCTTTCTCGCATTTGAAATCTCAACCGTATTCTTTTCCGGTGTCTCCGGATATTCCGTGATTTTGACAATCCTCTGTTTTTCTTTCGTTCTGGTTTTCTTTGACACAAGTGTGACCGTGTCTCCGATTCCGTATGAAAGAATGTCTTTGTATTTTTCTGACGCTTTCGCAAGGTCGACCACCTCCGCAGTATATGCCTTGTATGGTCGTGACATTTCCTCAATCTTTGCCGTCGCATCCTCAATCAGACTTGTGGTGTTGGTGTATCTCTCATCTTTCCACACATACGCCTTGATTTTGGAACTATACTGAAAATTGTCGATGTAATCTTTTCCGGTCAACCATTCCGGTGTGATGCCGTCCTTGCCTATCGGATAGATTCT